GGGCGCACGACCACCGAGAGTGGGCTAATCCTCAATGAGAGTGCTACTGTGGAGTCTATTGGAGCAGAAGGGGGGGAGTGTGTTGGTTTTGGTGTTGGTGATTCGGTCCTTTACAATGAGGGGGCCGTTATTGACACCGGCACGCCCCACTTGATTGCCGTTCATTACAATGACATATTGGCGGTGCTACCTTGAGTGAGATTCTGTATGGTGATGATGCGAAGGACCGCATTCTTGCCGGTATTGACAAAGTGGCTGATACGGTCAAGGTTACTCTTGGTCCGAAGGCCCGAACAGTCGTGGTTGAGAACCTGTATAAATCTCCCTCCGTTCTAAATGACGGGGTAATGATTGCTCGGTCCATCCGAAGTGATGACCCTTTTGAGCAGTTAGGGATTAGTCTAATTCAACAGGTCGCTAACGAAGCGCAGATGAAGGCTGGTGACGGCACAACAACGGCCGCAGTCCTCGCGCAAGCCCTGTCGCACGCAAGTCGAAAGGCTGTGCAAGAGGGCGCGGACCCCGTAGCCCTCAAGACCAACATAGATTCTGTTATCGGGTTGGTTTGTGACGCCTTAATGAAAATGGCCGTTCCCGTTGATGACGATATGGGTATTCTAAGACAGGTTGCCTCAATCGCAGCGAACAATGATTCCCTACTTGGTGGTTCTATTGCCGAGGTTTACGAACAGGTGGGTCCGAGGGGTGTTGTCACCGTTGAGCGGGGGCATACTCTCCAAACAACCCATGAGTTTACAGAAGGTCTTGAGATTGAAAACGGCTTCTTATCGCCGGTCATGGTAACCAACCACGACCGAGGTATTTGTGAAATGCAGAACCCGTATGTTCTTCTCATTTCTGAACCTGTTGCTAATTTTCACGATTTGGTCCCTGCACTTGAGGGGGCGGTCAAGGTGGGCCGCCCACTACTGATAATCGCGCCGGGGCTTGAGGGCAACGCGCTGCCTAATCTCTTGGTAAATATCATGCAGGGAACGGTTAGCGTGTGTTTTGTAAAGGCACCGGGATGGGGGCAAGACCAAAACGCCTATCTCGCTGATATAGCGGCACTGACGGGAGCAACCGTTTTTGAGCCGAGTATTCATGGTAGCCTACGCGAAATGACCTTTACTGACTACGGGGGAGATGCCTCTAAGGTAACGGCAACGCAGACACGCACGACTATTGTTAATGATGCAGCCCCCGAAGGACTTGAACCCTACATCGAGGGGCTTCGCACGCAAGCCAAGGATGCAGAACAGGAGTGGGACGAGCAGAAAATCCGCTCCCGTATCGCCAAATTGACAGGTGGTGTTGCTATCATCCGTGTGGGTGGGGCGACTGAAACCGAGGTCAATGAGCGTATGGAGCGTATAGATGACGCTCTCAACGCCACGAAGGCGGCCATCGAGGATGGTATCGTCGTAGGTGGTGGTCTTGCTTTGTTTGCTGCGTTCCATGAGGTGCCGACAGACACCTTATTGGTGGCAAGACACATCGTATTAGAGGCATTATCGCGCCCGACTATGCAGATAGCCGAGAACGCTGGAATTGTCTTAAATGAACCCGATTTTGGACAGGCTTCATGGTGTATTGATGCCATCAAAGGTGTTGGTTTCAACGCCTCGACGGGCGAACTTGAGGATTTGTTCGCAGCAGGTGTCCTCGACCCCGTTAAGGTAACTATTAGCAGCCTTCTCACAGCAGCGTCTATTGCTGGACTCGTCCTAACGACTGAGGCGGCCGTATCGGTCCCTAAGCCCGACGAGTGAAGTATATAACCTACTTGCTGTGACGTATATTTGGTGAGAAAATGAGTTGGAACACAATGAAAGAACCGGAGGGGTCCATAGAAACGGAGCCGCCTAAACAGACGTATGATAGGGACTTCTATGCGAAGGCATTTGAGCAAGCGACGAGAGCAGGTGGGCGTGCAGCCCTACGACCTGTGCGTTGCGCCCTCGTAGCGAAGGAGAATTGCTGTAAAACCGGACTCGCTCTTGAGTTAGCAAGGGCCGGTGGTAATGAGGGAGAAATCCATATCTTCGACATTGATAGTAGCGCGGAGAACACGGTTGATTACGTTTATCCCGACGATAAAAACATATTCATCCATAGGCTCTTTGATGAAACGGATGGTAGTATTTTCCATGATGATAACAGCACTGATTGGGTGGGCCTCGTTGATAAGGTGTCTTGGTTCGTGAATGTCTTGGGCGAACGTGCGGCTGAAGGTAAAGTGGCTGCGGTCATCTTTGACGGTGGCTCCACATTTCTCAAGTGGTGCGAGTTTGCTATGAGTCGCATCCTTATGGAGCGAGAGAACGCACCCATTGATATGGACAGCGACCGCTTCAACCAAGCCGAATGGCGAGTCCGTAACAAACTGTTCAAGAACACGATAAACAGGATTAACTCGCTGCCGGTATCTCGGGTGTTCTTCACGTTCCATCTAAAGGACGTGAAAAATTACGTGGACCTCGGTAACGGCACTAAGGGGCTGATGAAGATTGGAGAGAAGGTTGATTGGCCTATTGATACCCAACGCCTGTTCTCACAGCAGATTTGGCTAAACCGCTACATGAAAGAAGAAGATGAGGCGGCTGGTGTGAAGGCTGACCCTAAACTCGGCCCTAACGATTGGGCCGTGAAAGCAACCATCGAAGAAATGAAGGGTCGCTACACGGAACATCTCGGAGAAACCCACACTGTTATCGAAGTGAAGAAGGGCAAGGTCAATTGGACCGGACTGCCTTTCTTGACGTGGGAGAATGGCGACCAACCCCCCGAAGATGGGGTGGACGAGGATGAGTGAAGGGGGCCGTAGTCTAACGGAAAGGCACCGGCATGGTTGCCGGATAATGGAGGTTCAAATCCTCCCGGCTCCATTGGGGGCAACCCTATGAGTCTGATGAATAAGAGGATGGGTGGCCGATTAGCCCGATACTGCTACGGTTGCCGAGAGTATATCCCCCTGCAAGAGTGGACTGACGGTGTTGATAAAGTGCGATACTATCACAGCCACGAATGCTATGCGAATAAGACGAGAGGCGGTAGGAGAGTGAAAGAATGACAGTAAAGGTGAACGGAGCGGCATTAACATGGTTACTGCAAGCCACGCAAAGAAAGCAGTATATCAGTGGAAAACAACAGGCGCAGGTAATGTCGTGTATGCTTGACTGTGAAAGTGGTCGGCTATCCACCACGTCACTCGTCCGTGACGGTAAAACCAGCCTCTCGCACTTCTCCGTTGGGTGTAGTGGAAAAAAGACTACCTCATACCCAATCCCCGACATAGAGAGAGTCCTCGGAGTCCTCAAGTATCACGGTGGGGATATTACCCTGTCTTTCGATGAGGCGGGGGGTAAATTACTCCTAAAGTCGGGCAAAAAGCAGACTACTCTCAAGGCTACCTCTAAAGGGTTGGCCTACCCCAACAGTCGTGACACAATTGGTGCGTGGGTCGAGAAGTCTAAAGATTTGGCCTCCAAGATAACCGAACAGGGTTATGTGGCTGCTGACGGTAAAATATACGGTGCAAAAGAGAGTGTCAAGATGGATGCTGTCACTCTATATGAGGCACTACGCTGCGATAACATGAACAACCAGCGTCTAAACCAATTCACATTCATATCTAAGGAGGACTCACTCGTAGTCCGTGTTGGTAATGAACTCAAGGGGCAGACTGAAACAGTGCTGACCCACATAGCAAGAAGCACATACTTGGAACCCGACGACTCCCATACCGAATGGTCGTGGGCCTTTGAAGGTGGTCTTGACACTGTGTTATCCCACATGACTGAAGATGTTGTCATTGACTTCATTGACTTTCGTGAGTTAGGACAGGGTATGCGTATGATTCTCCGTTTTGGTGACTCTTGGGTCTATCAAGCCGGAGTAGTGAGGTGAAAGAATGACAATGGTTGATGTGTTAGAGAAGGCACCGTCTGTGGCTAAGATAGTCGAAGAAGGTGGTCGTATTGAAATAGATGTAAAAGGGCAGACCTACTATGTGGAGGTCAAGGCAGGTGAAAAGCCAAGCGGGACATACCGTGACTTCGATTGGCTGCATTATGCGTATGTTGAGAAGGATATGACGATGCAAGAGATTGCTGACCTGTTCGGCAAGACCCCTATGACAATATACGCTTGGCTCAAAAAGCATGGAATAGAAACACGACCACGTGGACGCCGAGAGTGATTCGGTGATAGTGGACCGAGGCAAGGGCCGTCACGTTATCGTGCGGTATCGGGATGCAGAAACCCTTGAGCGCAAGACCCTCGACATAAAGGACCACTACCCCTACTTCTTCGCCAGCCGTGACGAGATGCCGCTTGGTGACCCCGGTTGGGATGAGGCAAGAGAGCGGGGCGCAATAAGGGTCCGTGATGAGGGCGACGTAGGGATTCGTGGTGAACCCCTGCTCAAAGTCACCTGTGCCTATCCCGACGCTATCCCGCAGGTTCGTGCGGGTCTGAATCAGACGTGGGAGGCGAATATCCCATTCGCTACCCGAGTCCTTGCTGACAAAAATGTTAATATCCCCATGTATAGGCACCGTATTTGGTCGCTTGATGGGGAATGGCTGACAACGAGCGGTCGTATCGTAGTCCTCACGGTCCACGATAACTACACGGACAACCTCTATACTTGGTATGTGCCGAGTGAGTGGGATGGAGAGCGGCACATAGAATCCCTTGCTTGCGAGAAGCACCCCGATGGCCTCGATAGGGTCGCCTTTGAGCCTCACGCTATTGCCTGTGAAACCGAGAGGGAATTACTCACTATGTTTGTCACCCATCTGACAAAACATGACCCCGATGTTCTCATGGGTTGGTATCTCGTCGGTGCTGATATTAAGCAGATAGCGACGAGGATGAGGGCCAACCGCATGGACCCTGCCCTACTTTCTCCCCTACGACGGCACAAATATGACTACGGGGATTGGGACCAGCCCATACCGGGACGTATCTGCTTTGACTTGATGCTTGGATTCTCGCGCCTGTGGACTATCAAGAACGGGCAGTTACCGGGCCGCAAGTTAGATGACGTGGCGGGATGGGTTCTCAAGGAGAGAAAAATGCCGCTGGAGGATGGACACGA